CGAATGGGGCAAGCTGCTGCGAAAATACGACGGCCGTTGTGCCTATTGCGGCTCATCCGTCGCTGTGGGGTTAGACCATGTGGTGCCGCTGTGCAACGGCGGCGGCACCACCTATACCAATGTACTGCCCTGCTGTTCGGCCTGTAATCAATTGAAGGGAACGGCCGTTTGGCTGTGAATACGAATAAAAAACGGGCGGTACTAGCCGGGTCGTCCGAAAAAATGCACCGGGAGGCTGTACGCATTGGCGGGCCTGCGAACGGTGAATCCTCGCAATTTGAGGGTGCGCCCCACAGGCGCGGGGAACGGCGGGCTCGAGATATTCTCATTGACTTCTGGCAGGTTGTGCGCCCCACAGGCGCGGGGAACGGCGGGTCTTTCTGATCCTGCATCTCTTTGAGTTGGCGTGCGCCCCACAGGCGCGGGGAACGGCCGTTTGGCAAAACAAAACAGCCGCTCTCGTTAACAAGAGCGGCTGTCGGCGTCGCGTGGTATTTACGACAAGGCTTCCTATAAGGAAGATTATATAGAACCAGCGAGTGGGCGTCAAGCGGCTTAGTGGTGGAGATGACGGGAATCGAACCCGTGCGACATAGGATAGGAAGCCTTGTCGCGCCCCACGCCATCCCCACACACGGGCATTGTACCGCAATGGTGCAAAAAATAATACACAAACCTGATGGTGAAACATGATATTGGCACATAAAACACGACTCAATCCAACTACAGAACAAGAAGCCTACTTCCGCAAAGCGGTAGGAACCGTGCGCTTTACGTACAACTGGGGGCTGGCCCGGTGGAAATCGCTTTACGAAGCAGGCGAGACTCCATCGGCATTCAGCCTGAAGAAAGAATTCAACGCGCTCAAGTACGACGAGTTTCCCTGGGTAGCAGAAGTATCCGGGCGCTGCACCGAGTACGGCTTCACCTGCCTAGGGCGAGCCTTCGCCAACTTCTTCCGCCGCGTCAAGGCGGGGGAGAAGGAGCCGGGGTATCCGCGCTTCAAATCACGGCGCAACCCACAGCAGTCCTTCTACGTCGCCAACAGCGAAATTCAGATAGACGGAAACTCCGTGCGTATTCCGCGCCTCGGCTGGATCAACATGGCGGAGCCGCTGCGCTTCTCCGGCAGCATCCAATCCGCTACCATTTCCACCAGTGGGCACAGGTGGTATATCAGCATCGCCGTGCAGGAAGTAGACCGAGAAACGGCCGTTACCGGCGAGTCAGTAGGTATAGACCTGGGCATTAAAGATGCAGCTATTCTCAGCGATGGGCGGGTGTTTGAAAACCAAAAGCACCTGTACAGCGAACTGCGAAAACTGCGTCGATTGAACCGGGAACTATCACGACGCGAGAAAGGCAGCGCCGGTTGGCGGCGTACCCAAACCAAACTAGCCCAGCTCCATGCGACCATTCGTAACCGTCGCCTCGATGCCATCCACAAATTCACAACGGCCGTTACCCAGGAATACGGCATCATCGGCGTGGAAAAACTCAACGTGAAGGGCATGATGCAAAACGGGCATCTAGCGCGGGCTATCGGGGACGTGGGCATGTACGAGATAAAACGACAGTTGGAGTACAAAGCGAAGCTGTATGGAGCTGTCGTCGTCGAGATAGGACAATGGTTCCCGTCGTCACGACAATGCTCTGCCTGTGGCTGCAAGAACACCGAGCTAACCCTGGCCGACCGCCAGTGGACGTGTGCGGCGTGTGGCTGCATTCATGACCGCGACGTAAACGCGGCGTGCAACATTCGGGACGAGGCGCTGCGCATTTTGCCACCGTCAAGAGAAACCATGCACGCCGCGACAATTTGGTAAATGATAAACAAACGGGCGGTACTAGCCGGGTCGTCCGATAAATGCACCGGGAGGCTGTACGCATTGGCGGGCCGATGAACGGTGAATCCCTCATCCATTAGGGTCGCGCCCACGGGCGCGGGGAACGGCGGATGCCTCCTGGTATAGGTACGCCCCACAGGCGCGGGGAACGGCGATACCAGAAATCCCAACCCCCTTCCTTTTAAAAGGACAATGCCCCAGCTGGGGGAACTGGGGCATTGTCTCAGGAGGGAAAAATAGACGAAATGGCGATTACCAAATTCCACTTTCAGGAACTTGCATCTTGCGCACACCAGTACGTGATAAACCAGAATTACGAATGCTCTGATAGCTCGTTTTTCGTTTCGGCGGCTTACCCGTATTTCGATTACCAGAACCGGTCTGCTCTTCCAGTGCTCGGCTCTCAAAATCCATACCAGCCAATAAAACAGCCATATCAAACTGGTAAGCCGCCCAGGTGTTAGATACACCAATTATTTTACTCGGCAGTTTTCCGTACGTTTTCGCCAGCAGGTGAAGGTTCGCCATGCCCGTCAGGTTTCGCACGAAACGGGTCTAGCGCGGCCGCGTCACCATTTGCCCATTCAAAAATAGCGTTTTTCACCTCGAATGGAATCTCATCCATGCCGAGATGCGTCTCGCTACCAACTTCTGCGATAGGCGGCGATACGACACAAGCCATTAGCACCACGCCGAACATATCGCCCAGCGAGTCCAACTCCTCAAAGCCGACCTTAAAATCATCATCTGCGCTGTTCATGACCTGGTCAACTAGGCCGCTCAGCGTATCGGGTACCCTGCCGCTCATTACCAAATCTTCCAGGCCGATCTTGCGCAGCGTTAACGGTAGGGTGGCCTCGCCGTTTAACGCTGGCATGTCAATCGTCACCTGGTTAGCTAGGCGAAAAGCAGCAAGCTGCGTACTAATTGATTGTGTGTCACTCATAAGTCATCCTTATTTATATTTATATATTAAGCAGTCGGTAAGTCAGCAGCCGTTTCGTTCTGCACCACGTCGGCAATGCCATTGGTGCCATCAGGCAATGCCAGACCCGAGCAGCTTGTCACAAAGAACGAGCCATCGGCAAATTCGCCTTCAAGCGAGCCTGTCAACTTGCACTTGTACAGCTTGATATGGATGTCATCATTGGCATTTTCACCAATGGATTTGCCATAGACTTTGAAATACGGGTAGACTTGTCCCCCGTCAATGTTCATTGTATTGATCTGGGTGGGCGTTGTGCCTGTTTCGGTAACGGTGCGACCCGTCATCATTGCCCACGCTTCCAGCGAAAGGCCACCGTTTTCCAATGACCATTCCACCGCATCGGTGATGGCTACCAGTGCCTGCACCACGTCGTTGCCACGCATTTCCCCAGAAACTAGGCGTTCTTTGAAGCTTAGTTTCATGGCTGCTGGCAATGGTGCAACAACCGTACCACCGATATTCACTAATTTAATTTCACGTAAACCAAACGGTTTATCACCATATCCTGACATGAGTTACCTCCATTACAGTTGTTCATCAGGCTCAGAAACGGCCGTTTCACTGTCTGCTTCCGTTACGGTCACGACGGCTATATCTGAACCATCTTCCAATACAAGTTTTCTAGCCTGACTCACCCAGCCGTTAACGGTTCGTTTCGTTTCCAGCATCTTCGTTGACAGGCGTTCAACATCTTCTTTTGACAAGGCGGCGAGGTTTTCAATAGTGGTTATCTCGCCGTAAATCACAAGTAATTCAGCAGTACTCTCAGAGCCAGTTACTTTTACAAGTGGCTCATCAGCAGAAACACGAAACTGCCCCGTATATGCTGGATGAGTGAACAACTCATTAAGTAGTACCGTATCAAGTACATCGCACACACGGCCGTTTTGGGCAGACCATTCAAAACTCCCCATCACGCGATTTTTCTGTTTGTTGACTAATTCAATTAACATGATGTCTCCTGATGAAGAGAAACTGCCGCCATCAATCTGCGTGCGGTACGTGTCCAGGGTATGTTTTTAATCAGCCATCGTGAGGAGGCTTGCCCCTTTTCTGCCATAAGTTCCCGCTGGGAAACGGCCGTTTTCATAAGTTCGATTAAGTGATTGGTATTAGGCACAGCCCACTCGCCAATCTCGCCAGCGTGCCATGTACCATAATAGGCGGCTTGTTGCCCTTTGACTGAGAGCGGGATACCCCAATCTTCAAGATGATCAGCTAACCCACTACAGTCCGTCGCAATAACTGGTAAGCCAGTAGCTGCTGCCTCGCGTGGGGGCAGCCCCCAGCCTTCGCCGCGTGACGGGTAAACAAAACAATCAGCTTGCTGAAGTAGATCGTGCATCTGGGAGAGGGGGAGTTTTCCGGCAACAACATCCACATTGTCATCACGGAAACGAACGCCATCTGGAGCTTGCCGGAAGTGCAGCAGTAAGCGCACATCTTGCCGGTTGCCAAAGGCATCCCGAAAAGCTTTGTAAGCAATATCCCAGCCTTTGCGCAAATCAGGCGTACCACTCCACAAAAACGTATAGGGTTCGCCATCTCGCACGCGGGAAAGTACAGGGTAATCGTTTGTGTCTACCCCTAAAGGTATCTTCTCGATAGGCACAGTAACGCCAGCTTCACGAAAAACAACCTCGCTCCACAAGCTTGGCACGAGCAGCGCTTCCGCTTGCTGGTTAATCATCTGCACCCAACCACGGGGAGGGCGTGTCGCCTCAAACATGGTGTACCCGACAAGCTGGTCTGCTTGTACCTTCTGCCAGCCTAATGGAACACACATCACAACGGCCGTCCCTCTGATGGAATAGGTTTCGGGGAGATCAGAGGAACGGCCGTTGTGATTTTCACCAGCCATGTTGACAGTGCGGACTTCCGGCACACCGAAAGTTGTGGCGCGTAGGGCATCAGCAATCTTGGTAGCCGCGTATCCGTAGCCGTCGTATTGGCTCATATGAGCCATGAAGGTGAATAGCGTGTTCATGCTCACAAACATAGCACGATGCTTTCCAGAGGTTTTCTACACAGGCACAAAAAAAGCCTGGCATTATCCAGGCTTCTACAAACGCTTTATAAATCGCAAAGATTAACAGGCTTGCATCATTTTGTGGAAGTGCGCGTTACCAGCATGACCGACTAAGTGCAAACGGCCGTTTAGATATTTGAGGGCTTCAGCTTCGCTCATATATAAAGCCTCCCCCTTGTCAATAATGCTGGCGCGTTTCTTGCCGTTGCCCGTGGTGTAGAAATTCACACTGAGACTGTGCATTTCGATGTCGGCTTGCATCAAAGTTTGGTAAGGCACGTAGTGGTTTGTATCTATATCGACGATGGTCAAGTCTTGCCAACGGCCGTTGTATGGCTGGTAGTTTTTCAAAATATCCTCAATGCTTACCGCTTCTCCCATAAACCATTTACCTGCATACACTTCGTACATAATGTACCTCCGGTTGTTTAAGTATGCTTTTATTGTCTCACCTGGAAAACCTGACGGGAAGACGAGTTTGAACCCAATGCATACCCGTTTTGCCTGTTTGCGGTGTCTTTGCAGGCGAGCGCCAAAAATGGGCGAGTGGGCAACCAGCACCAGGACGATGCCTTAACGGTACCTTTGCAGGCGGACTAGAAATAGGTGGTGGGGTGGGTAGTTGAAGGGGAGATAGGCACATAACACGATAGAAGCCATTTACGGCGCCTTTGAGTGACGATTAAAAACAGATGGGTTAGATGAGGTTTACGATAAGCGAAAAGCGAACATAGCCCATAGATGCATTCAGTACATCATCCGGGAGGTCTGATACCACATCGCTCCAGCTGACGTCCCAGGCACGAGCATCAGGAATATCCTGACCATCCAGCAAAGCGATAGCTCTATCAAGCGCTGCATCAATTATCTCATGACCTAATTTCTGATAGACGTAGATCACGAGGTATTGGCGTGCGCTGCCCCGATAGGGGCCAAGCGGAACGGCCGTCTCTAACTTGACCAGGGCGCAGGGCAATAGTTCGCTGTTTGCATCAAAGGCTCCTGGTGTGTCCTGCAAGCTGATCTCGCCCACATCGTCCACCCCAACTGTGTAGACCCCACCGGTTAGTGGGGTACTGAATGCGCTGTCTGCTGTAAGAACGGCCGTTATGGCCAGCTTTGCCGTGTTAACGCCCATAGTTACCCCAGTGCCATATTCCAGAATAAGCCGCCCAACTCGGCGGCGCCACCCCACAACCAATACGCCATTGACACACCAACACGGGATTCTCTGAGGTCTGCCCCCATCTCCTGTTGCCCCCCCAACATCATGGCGTAGGCGTCCATCTGAGGCCAACTGGTTGACCCATTTACCCAGCCGCGAAGCTGCGCGGTGAACTCTTCTTTGCTGGCGAGAACGGCCGTTTTGTAGCACAAACAATGCGGATGATCGGGTAAATAAATCTCACCAATAGGGTAAATACCCTCGCCATTCTCGCCACCATTTACCAGGTCATCACATGTATCTAAGACTGCATGATCTGGGCTGAGATTGATTTGCTCCTTCTCGATCCAGGGCATGGTGCGGAAGTTCTCCACAGTCGCCATGTTGAGAATCGCTTGAATCTCAGTGCGTGCCAGCCGCAGCGCATTGTATGACACGCCTTGTCCGGAGCAATCTGCGCCGCTGTGCAGGCCAGTACGGTCGCCAGCGGCAATATCTGCCTTGGTCAAACTCGACAGCCGTTCCCGCGCCCAACGCGGACAATCACGACCAGGCTTCAGGAACTGCTCCACATCTTCAGCCAGTTCCCACGCGCCAGCGCCACGCCCCACCGCTAGATTGATAGCATTGCCCAATCCCTGACGGCCGTAGCGGTCTAACTGCCAAATACGATTACTCAAATTCAAACCATCTTCCCACGTGCGTTGGTAAGCAGCATTAACTATAGCTTCAAGCTGTGGCTTAAAAAGCACGTCTGGGTTAAACTGCTCTGAAAGTCTCGCTTCCTGTACCGCCTCATTAACAACCGGTCGTATCCACTCCTCGTGCATAATAGCCAGCACCCCAAACGGAAAAGATGCAGCTTGCTGTAAAGCGAACCCTATTAAGTTCGTATAGGTCTGAATGAACTCATCCCAGGCTTGGGCAACGGCCGTTTGCGTTTGAGACACAATATGCGTAGGTATAGCTGCTTCTGGTGGGGAGGTGCGCAACGCTGCTTGGGCCGCGTCAGACACCTTAGCCAGAGCCTCGTGTATCTCTGCCATCATCCATAAATGAAGGCGCACGACGGCCGCTTGCTGGGCTATGTGAACTTGGTCGGGGGCAATATCCGCCAGCGTGTAATCGCTTAGAGCTTCCTGAATGGGGGGATAGGGGGGCATGCCTATTTCTTCACCATAGCAAGCAGTTGCTGCTGAATAT